CAATAGCGGCTGATACTATTAGGTTCATAGTGACAGTCGCTATTGTTGTATATAAAGGTTTAGTACCTGTAGTTGGCCGAATACTTACGAAAAAAGAGGCTGTCTCAAAATAGAATTGCAAAAGTAAAAATCTTATAGATTGAAACCTAGAAGTAAAAAATCTCCTGCTTTAGCCCTTGTTTATTGCAATTATAGGAGTAAAAGCAGGAGATTTTTATGTTATAGCTTATAGATTGTAAGTAAACCTATCTCTATTTTCTATTTTGAGACAGCCTCTTTCTTCTTACGTGTGTCAAGCATTCCTAAACACTATATTTCTATATTTAATCAGCTCTTTATTCAATTATTTGACTGTACTTTTGTTGTATGTAAAAAATGAATTCTAAGTTCTTAGTACTTGCTACTTACTCAACAATGCTATATTCTCCTGTTGAAGATGAAAGTAATATTACTTCAATGGACGTTCCTAAAAGTATATTTGACTCAGGTATATTAGTCCATCCTTCTAATTCATCAGAATAAAAATAACTTTTGAGATGATTCTCTTTTACATATTTTACATTGATAACATCACCATAATTAGGAATCTCTGTTTGCTTTAAATATTTTCTTCTTGTTAAAGAAATAATTTTTTTATTATCATCAATTCCCAAAATGAAAAAATGAAAATAACTTCCTATTGGCAAATAATATTGTAAATCCGTTTTTTCGACAAATACAAAATTTGAAATATCCTTTTTATGGATGAAGGCTTGGACTATATATCCTTTTTCTGCCAACTCTACATGTACACTATTTTCGAAATATTCAATGACTTTTCCTTGTACAGGACGATTTTCGTTTACAATCTTCCGCCACTCATCAAATTGATGCTTATATTGGCGCTTTATGCTAAACTTTATATTGTTCTTTTCACTATCAAAATCAGTAACAACAGCTTTGATTTTATCGCCTTGTTTGTATATATTTTCAAAATGACCTATTACTCCCCATCCAATTTCAGACCACCAAATAAAACCTGTATTTGTATTCTCCGCATATTTTACAGCAATGCCTTTTTCTGGAATAATATATGCAATATCTATATCCACAATCTGTCCTTTGTGATTTTCAAAATATTCTAATTCAGGTGTTTTGTTTAACCGTTTAATAGAGGTGTATATTCGCTTATTATCTATATCAATAGAAATAATACATGCTTTTATAGTTTCATCGACATTAAATCTTGTTGTATCGCATTCTGAAAGTACCCAGGAGATTTCTTGTTTTACAAGACGACATTCAACCCCTTCTTTATATTCACATATAACAGCAAACTCATTAATTTGTTTTATCGTAATATCTATAATATCTCCAATTTGTAATTTGGTAACTGAATTATCTTCCCACGGGTCAGTTAAATTTTCTATTTTACCAATAAATGAAGAAGAATTGGGATCATATTTATCGATAATAATATCTATATTTCGCCCCAGTATAAATTTAGTTTCTAGGTTTAAAAAACGGCTATATGTTAGATTTGATTTTGGAATATATACCCATGATTTTAATTCCGAATTAGATACTTTTAATCCAGTTTGAAAACCTTGTCTATCTTTAACCACTCTTTCAATATTACAGTGATATATTTTATTATCTTCTAATACAGTTTCTATGTAATGAATTGGATCTGATTCTGTATTATGGTTAGAAAAAATTATATACTGTTTATCAGCATCAAGCTCTATAATTGATAAATACACTTCGTCTTCTGTATGAAAAACTTTTCGTGCATCTTTTATTTCAATAGTAGACAACTGTCTATTGGGAATTTGAAATTTTAACCCGAATGCGTTGACTATAATATATTCTTTTTGTACTTCATTTATAATTGCAGGTACCCTCTTTCCTTCTAAATAATATTGTTTTAAATTTTCCCACGCTATATATGCGATAGAGGCTTTATTAGGTCTTAAAGAAAAACAAGTAACAATATATTCTTTGCCCTCTACAGATACACATTTAATTCGAGGATTTTTATTAAGCAAATCAAAACCTTTTGTTTTTATCAGTATATCAATAACTTTTGATGCTCTTTCATATCCGCTATTTCCTCTTCCTAGGACATAAACTGAATTATAATTTTCTGAAGCATAGTAATCAGCCCATTTTACATATGCAGATGTACCATATTTATCCCATGTTTCATCTTTTCCTACTAATATGACACCTATTTTTATGTTTTTAGATATAAATTTAAGATTTGTTTTTTCATCAATATCTCTTGATGCTAATTCTTTAAACCATTGTAAAAGTCCATTGGCTTCTATATTAAATTCAGAACATGGCGGTAGAGTATCTATTAATTCTCCATAGAAATAAAACTCAGGTAATAATAAATGAAGAAATAATCCTCGATCATTGGTTGGTACAAGTGCCTCAAATTCCTCTCGAGTTGTTAGTTCAAATTCATTGAATTTATTCCTAAAAGTAGTTAAAACTTCTTTTCTATTATTTCTTAATATGATATGAGTTGTTAATAAATCAATAGCCTCTGACGATGATTTCTTTAAATAATCTTTAGCTTTTGCGATCAAGGCAGTTTGCACAAAATTTAATATAGCATTATAAAAATTTAGATTATGATCTTTTTTATTAAAAGAAAGACATATAATCGCTTCATTTTCTTTAAGCACATTGCCAATATTATTATCAGTGACCCATTCTATCTTACAACGAGGAAGTATGGGGGTTTCAAAATTATTGTTATAATCTTGGATAATAGAATTTACAGTTCCCTCATATTCACTTTTAACGCTTAGCTTTCGCACACTTTTATGTGACCAACCTATAAATCGAAAAATATCACTTAATACAATTTTACCTTTAGCCCACACCTCACCAGAAAGATATATAAATCCAAAAGTTATTACTAAAGGTCCAGCGAGATATAGTAAGATTATTTTTATAAATTCATTCATTAGATTTATATTTATTATATTCTTTTATACAAGTTGGATTATTACATACAAAGTCAAACAGATGATTTTTTTTAGGAATGATAAGTTGTATGTTTTCTAAACTAATAGTTCTTGAACAGTATTTACAAACACAATCCCCATTTTCTATTGAAGACAATAGACCTATTGATTGTAATACTTTCTTTATATCTTCTTTAAATACAGCCGGAATTTTCTTTTTCTCCATATTCTTACTAATTGAATTTGACAAAATTAGCTATAAAATAAATACCCAACAAAATTTATTGGGTATTTATTAATATGCTCATCTAAAAAGAGTTATTTCCCCCTCGCTATTGTCATTGTTGAACGAGAACGAAATCTGCTGCATCTGCCTGAAGCTGTCGATAATATAGATGTCAATCGTCTGCTGGTCGGTCGATGCCGAAGTGTAGTATAGCCGGAACGTTTCTTTCTCCAGCGGGTACAAATCATTGGGCAGGAACACCGTACCGTTATCCATTTCCTGCTTTCCTTTTGCCGTCAGGTTGGAAATAGCGTATCTGGTAGGTCGTAGGCATAAATACCAATTGAAAAACATACTATCGGCTGACTGAAAAGTGTACCAATAAAAAGATGTCCCCTTCCAAAAAAATAAAAATAAGAAATGCTTTATGAAGAGTCAGTCAACCATGATAGTAACCAAACCTATTGCAGAAATAGAAAGAGAATAACTGTATTGATTTAAAGCCGGAGCGTTATGCTTCCGGCTTTTTTTTAATAAAAGAAACAAGGACAGAGTCTGTGTTGTTTCTTTCTACTATGCAATAATTAAATCCTAATTTTCTTGCCCATCTTCCGGTTGGTGTATTTAATGCACTCTCTTCATTTGTCATACCATTTTCAATATTTTTCTGGTAAACATGAAGATTTGTTGATTTACCTTCATCACAATAAGCGAATTCATCATCACTATGCCATGAACCTACAATTTTATTAATTGTATTAGAAACACTTAATTCATTAAATACTTTTTGAAATGCATCAAAACCGATACCTTTCTTTTGATATGCATTATCAATATGAATGACAGAATAAAAATCTCCTTTTATTACGTATCCTTCTATTCTTCCTATTTCTCTGTTGTTTATCAATATGCTATACGCTACAGATTTGTTCTCTTCAAGCAATTTTATAAACTGCAAATTTTCTATCATATACTATTTTTTAAAGAAAATTTATGGAGGTACCTCATAATAAGGGTATTAATAAAGTGATCTATATATAAATTGAGCAAGGAATAATTGATATAACACGCTGAATCTATTTCAAAGGTGGCTGACCAATATAGCTCTTACTTTATTTGTAGTGTTCTTTGCTAACGCCTCTGTGGGAAAGTAATTGTTGCTGTCCACATAATAATTGAGTTCCCCATCATAAATACATGATTTAATTTGAACATTTGCGAAATCACATTTATTAGAGACATATACATACCAATATTCATCCCCTTTTTTCGGCTGATAATTATTTATCTTGATTCCTTTTAAATTTATCGTTTTATCAATTTCTCTAATATTCGTAAAGACCTTGACAGATCTGATTCGAAAAAACCATGTTCAAACAATCCAGTAGCACGACCTTCGTTCAATTCTAAATACAATTCATCATTAATCCCGTGAGAAAATGTTCTTACGCTATCTTCGATGGTACTTTTAGCAGACTTCTTATTTGTCAAACGATACGAAGAGTGTTTTTCTTCTAAATATCTATGTACACTTTTCAAATAATCTTTATCCATAATAGTCTCATATTTTAATTAATTGATTTTTCAGGATTTAACTTTATTTCCTTTCCACAATGAGGACAATGTATTACTCCCTCTTTGGACTTATCAAAGAGGTCCGTTACAGGCACACCTAAAGCGGTGGCAATCTCTTCTAGTCGGCTTATATTAGGGTTTCCATTCAGAGATTTAGATAATCCAACCTCTGTAATACCTATCATGCTTGCAAGGTCTTTAAGCATTATACCTTTTTCTCTGCAAATTTCTTTTATTCTAAGATTCATAATTAAACGATTTGTTTATTTCGCAAATATAGTCAAAATTTATTAATAGTATAAGAAAGTCAGTAAAATAATACTGATAGTTTAAATATTAGTATTTATTAACTATATTCTTATTGATGCTAATTATACAATCTGTATATTTGTAGCGTAATAATTAAACAGATGGTATAATTTTAATACACACGATTATGAAGACATTAAAAGAACAAGTAGAAGAGATTAAGAACATGAAAGGTTCAAGAGCAGCTAAAAAGGCAGCTTTCGTTAAACTGGGTTTGAGAAAGTATGAAGTTGAGTTGCTTATGGCTGAAATGCCTAAAACTATCAGAGAAACGCATAAATTCACTTTTGGCGTTGAGATTGAATGTCTGGTAGCTGCAAGCCTTATGAGAGAAAGTGCAACAAGAAACGAAATGCCTTTTCAATATGAGGGTTATAATCACGTTGACAACAACCACTACTACAAGTTTGTATCAGATTCTTCTATTAGAGGTGAAAATCCTATCGAATGTGTTTCACCGGTTCTTACTGGTAAGGCAGGTATGAAAAGCCTAGAAACCTGCTGCAAAGCTTTAAATGAGGCAGGTGCACAAGTGAATATATCTACTGGCTTACACGTTCATATAGGGGCTGCAAGCCTCTCAGATGAAGCTTATATCAATGTTTTCAAGAACTATCAGAAGCTAGAGAGAGTGATTGATACTTTCATGGCACGATCAAGACGAGCAAACAACAGTCAGTGGTGTAGAACACTTCAAGGTTTAAGCTTTGAATGTTGCGTGACTAAGCATGATGTTCTAAGTATTATGAGAGGTAATAGATATTTTAAGGTTAATGCCTGCTCTTATGCTCGTCACAACACGATAGAGTTCAGGCAGCATCAAGGTTCTACAGATTTCGAGAAAATTTCTAACTGGGTGAATTTCTGTGCTAAGCTGGTAGCTTGGTCTAAGAAGAACGTACTAAGTTCAGAGGTTTCTTCAATCGAAGAAATACCTTTCTTGACAGCGAAAGAAAAGTCATTCTTTAAATCACGTGCTGAGGTTCTTGCATGAGCCTCACACGATAAAATTTGCTTGAGATGTGCTGTATTATCTATAAACCAAAGGGTGTTCAGATGCCAACATTGGACACCTTAAATAAAGTTCAGAGAATCAATCATCATGGTTATGGCTTTGTTTCTTCTAAGCATAGATATAAGACAATGGATTATCAAAAGTTTTTAGTTCATCTTTCAAAGGTGGGTATTGAAGAAGAATGTATCATTCACATGAGGTGGGCAACACATGGTTCTAAGTGTAGAAAGAACTGTCACCCGTTTGTCGAGAATGGCGTTTATTTTGCTCACAATGGTGTTTTGCCAATTCAGTCAGTAAACGATATGACAGATAGCGAAATCTTCTTCAGAAATCAAGTTTACCCTCTTGTAATGAAATATGGGTATGAAGCAAAGGTAACAGAATCCATGATGAGGGCTGTCGCTGGCAGTTCTAAATTCGCCATGATGTACAAAGGTAAAGTAAAGCTATATGGTGATTATATGAAATTGAACGGTGTGTATTATTCTAATTTAAGATGGTTATGAATGAGAAAGAAATCCTGCAAGAAATAATCGAGTGGCTGGGTAATGATACCAGCTTCTTATCTACAAGAACAGACTATGCCAGAGGATATAAGGACGGTATAGAACAAGCAAAAATGATAGTTGGAAGTATTATCAATGAGCACGCCCCTGAACTATTAGCAAACAATTAGCAAATTGTTTCGTATGCGTTGAATTGTTATTCAAAATTGTCTTCATAATTGGGTATCTTTGTATAGATACCATCGCGGGGTAGAGCAGAGGTCAGCTCGTCACTTTGACTTGGTGAAGGTCGTGGTTTCGATTACCACCCCCGCAACTAACATTTAAAATTTACACGATTATGGAAATACTTACGCTTATCATCAAACAGAAGTTCTTTGACGAAATCTTATCAGGTAGGAAAACGCAAGAATTCAGAGAAATCAGGCCTACAACACAGAAAAAATACTGCCAGCTTGACGCTGAAGGCTTTTGCGTAGAGAAAGACGGTGTTTTACAACCCAGACGTTATGATGCCATTCAGTTCTTCGTAGGCTACAATAAGGACAGAGCCAGCGCACTGGTAGAAGTCAAGGATGCAAAGATAGAGCTGTTTGAAGATGAGAATCACAATTTGATTGAATATAATTATCAAGGTGAGATTTATTTGGCAGCTCAGGTCGTTTATGATCTTGGCCAAATTATTGAAAAGCATGTTTAACCCTTTAAATTATCGTTGAGTCAGAACAAACAGAAGCACATTTTCAACTGGTGGCTACCGTGGTGGCCGTAGAGGTTTGACCACTTCAAACGGTGGTCTGTCACAGGGCGGTAGATTCATCACCCGAAGGCAGCAGTATTATAACGTCCGTACAGGACTTGGCATGAGTGGCGGATAATGACACTGCAAGAAAGGACATACAGCCATATTGACCTCGTCAGACAGAAGACTGACGGGGTTTTGCTGTTTCTATCGCTGGGTAAGGATTCTTTAGTATTGCTAGACATGATCTATCCGAAGTTTGATAGAATAGTCTGCGTGTTCATGTACTTTGTCAAAGGTTTAGAACATATCGAAAGATGGGTTGGATGGGTAAAAGCTAAATATCCGAAGATAGAGTTTGTTCAGGTGCCACACTGGAACCTTACTTACATTCTTCGTGGTGGTTTATATTGTGTCCCCAATCCCAAAGTGAAGCTTCTGAAGTTAGCTGATGTTGTGAAAGCCATGCAGCTCAAATACGGACTGTATTACACTTTCTTGGGTATGAAGAAGGCCGACGGCATGAACCGCCGCCTGATGCTGAAAGGTTATGAAGCCAACGGGTACGAGAACAAAGGTATGTGCTATCCTTTGGCAGATTGGACTCAAAAGGATATTTTGGCCTATATGAAGCAGAACAGTCTGCCCGAGCCTGTAAGATATTCACTCAAAGCTAGTTCTGGTGTAGGATTCAATCTGGATTGTATGTTATGGCTGGAGAAGAACTACCCACAGGATTTACAGAAAATTTACAAAGTATTCCCGATGGCTATTCGAATACTTGAAGAGTTTCATTATAAAAACAATGGATGATGGAAAATAGATATTTTAACAGCAAAACCGTTGAACTAAGACGCTCTCAGATTAAACCAGCGTTTTATAACCCACGCACCATATCACCCGAAGGGCGGAAGCAGTTAAAACGCTCTATCAAAAAATATGGCGTTGTCGGAGGAATTGTGGTGAATCAATCCACAGGATATACCATTGTAGGCGGACATCAGAAAGTTTCTGTATTGGATGAGCTTAACAAATACAATGAAGCCACACATGAAAACGACTATAATCTCCGTGTAGAGCTTATTAATGTGGATGAAAAGACCGAAAAGTCTTTGAATGTGGCTTTAAATAACCCCAATATTGGCGGACAATGGGACTATGACGCATTGGCCCGGTTAGTTCCAGATATTGATTACCAGGATGCCGGCCTGACAGCTGCCGATCTGAATATGATTGGCTGTGATTTCCTTCTCCAGACAGAGGAAGAAAACTCCATCGCAAATGCTTTGGAAGATATGATGGCACCAGTAACCGAACAAAAAGAAGCAGAAAAAGCTACCAAACAGATAGAAAGAGCTGAGAAGGTAGCTCACATGAAGGAAGTCAAGCAGCAGGTAAAGGATGCTGCCCAGAAACAGGCTCAAGATATGGATGCTTATCTGATGCTCTCCTTTGACACGTTCGAAGCTAAAGCAGCATTCTGTGAAAGATTTGGATATGATCCATATTCCAAGTTTATCAAGGGTGAGGTATTCGATGAACAGGTAGAAAGAATTGAATGATTATGGAAAGTGAATCTCAAAAAAGCAAACATACAGGGCGAAAGCCAAAATTCGATTACAAGAGTGAGGAGTTTCTCTCTCAGGTGGAAACGTATGCCAAGAAGGGATTCACGGACAAAGAAATCGCCTTTGCGTTAGGGTTATGCCCCCAGACATTCTGCGAGAAGAAGAGTGAGCACTGCGAATTAAGCGAAGTGTTAGCGCGCGGGCGTGCAACCATCACCGCTGCTGTGCGTGCGAAGTTCCTTGCTATGGCTTTGGGCGGTATCAAGACCAAAAGTACTGTAGTCAGGAAGTTGAAAGACCAGGACGGCAATCTTACCGGCGAAGAAGAGCTTCAGGTAAGTGAAAGCGAACTGGCTCCAAACCTTCAGGCCATGTCAGTCTGGCTGTACCACCATGATGAGGAGTGGAGAAAGGTTGAACGTCGCCAGGATGAAGACGCTGATATTCCAAAGGACATTGATCATGGTATCAGTATTGATTCATGGATTAAAGATAATCTGAAATGATTGTTCCTCAAGAAATATATCATCCGTTATACACCGACAATGAGAAATTCATTATTCTCATCACCGGTGGCCGTGGATCGGGAAAGAGTTTCAACGCTTCTACCTTCATTGAACGGCTCACATTTGAAATGACCCCCGTAGAGAAGATTGTCCACCAGATTCTTTATACCCGTTACACGATGGTATCTGCTGGGATGTCTATCATTCCGGAAATGATGGAAAAGATAGATTTGGACGGAACAACGAAGTATTTCAAAACAACCAAAACCGATATTGTAAACCGGATGACCGGCAGCCGTATCATGTTCCGTGGTATCAAGACGTCTTCCGGAAATCAGACGGCCAAGCTGAAATCCATTCAGGGTATCACGACATTTGTCTGTGATGAAGCTGAGGAATGGACCAGTGAGGAAGAGTTCGACAAGATTATGCTCTCCATTCGTAAGAAGGGAATCCAGAATCGGATAATTATCATTATGAATCCCTGCGATTCGAACCATTTCATTTATAAGAAATATATTGAGAACACTCACCGTCTGGTGGAGATTGACGGGGTGCAGGTACAAGTTTCTACCCATCCGAATGTTCTTCATATCCATACAACCTACTTAGACAATATCGAGAATCTTTCTCCAGAGTTCCTGAGAGAAGTCAAGGAGATGAAGGAGAAGAATCCGGAGAAGTACGCCCATGTGGTTATTGGTCGTTGGGCAGACGTGGCCGAAGGTGCCGTGTTCAAGAAATGGGGTATTGTTGACGAGTTCCCAATGTGGTGTAAGAAGGTGGCTATCGGGCAAGACTTTGGTTACACCAATGATCCGTCGGCTTCCATCCGATGCGGCATCATTGACAATGCGCTGTATCTGGATGAAGTGGATTATCGTACTGGATTGCTTTCTGGTGATATCATAAAAGCTTTGCGACCCTGGAATTTGAAAGTGATTGCTGACAGTGCGGACCCGCGACTCATTCAGGAAATTCATAACGGAGGTATTAAGATCTATTCAGTTGAAAAAGGTCAAGGCTCTGTCAATGCCGGTATAGACAAGATGCAGGGAATGGAAATTTTCATTACTAAACATTCTTACAACCTTCAGCGAGAGTTCCGAAATTATGTATGGGCAAAGGATAAGGACGGAAACTATATCAACGAACCTGAAGACCATGATAATCATGGCATAGATGCTGCGCGGTATTATGTGCTAGGAGAACTGCTCGGCAGGATTATGAAGCCCAAAGACATTTCAGGAGTATTTGGACATTAAACTTTGAAATATGACTTTAGAAGAAATTTTAGCTATGCCGGAAGTAGAGAGAAAAATCTACTATCTGAAGAAAGGGCGAAAGACCGAGCAACCAAACGCTCACGCCCTTTATAACGACTGGAATCCCAACAAGCATGAGATAGTGATTGATGAGGAAAAATATCCGAAAATCAAAATCACTACCCAGCCTGAGAAACGAATTACAGACCCGTCAACAGGTAAAGAGTATGTCGAGCCGGCGGTGAAGAAAGAAGTTGATCCGAATAGGATAGCACTTCCTATTGAGCAAGACATCGTGAACATACAGACAGCTTTCACTGTAGGAACAGAACCGGTTCTTGACTGCCAGCCGGATGGAACAGAAGAAAACCTTCTTTCTGCGTTGAAGCAGGTATTCAAGAAAAACAAATTGAAATACCAGAACAAGAAGGTTGTTCGTGCATGGCTGGCCGAGCAGGAGGTGGCCGAGTACTGGTATGTAGTCAAGGACGACGGCTTCTGGGCCAAACTTAAACGTAAGATTTCAGGAATCTTCGGCAAGTCAAAACCTGAATACCGTTTGAAGAGTGCTATCTGGTCCCCGTTCCGAGGTGATAAGCTATATCCATTTTTCAACGATCAGGGGGATTTGATTGCGCTTTCCCGTGAATACAAGAAAAAAGACTTGAATGATGTAGAAATCACCTGCTTCATGACCATCACCAAGGATATGGTTTACCAGTGGGAGCTGACGAGCAACTGGACCGACAAAGGTTCTTTCGCACACGGATTCAAGAAAATGCCGGTGATCTACATGTACCGTCCGGAAGCATATTGCGAAAAGATCAAATCTTTACGTGTAAGACTGGAGAAGCTCCTTTCCAGTTACGCAGACTGTATAGACTATCACTTTTTCCCTATTCTCATGCTGTTTGGAAATGTGGAGAACTTCTCCGGTGAGTTCAAGAATAGGGTAGTAGAGTTGACTGGGCAAGGAGCTAATGCTCAATATTTAACGTGGAGCCAGGTTCCGGATACGGTGAAATTCGAGGTTGAAACCTTACTGAGCCAGATATACGGATTGACTAATACGCCCAGAATCTCTTTCGATTCATTGAAGGGTACTGGCAACGCTGTTTCCGGTGTAACCTTCGACTATGTATTTATGTCCACTCACCTGAATGTGGAGAACCTGAACGAAACCGTCGGCGAGTTCATGCAGCGTCGTGTGAATTTTCTCGTTTCTGCCTTGGGCTCCGTGAACTCTACCCTTGAATCAGCTTCCGAAACTATTGATGTGGATGTTCAAATGCAACCCTACAGGCTGGAAGACATCAAAGACAAGATAGACACCGCTATCAAGGCCAAGGACGGAGAAATCTGGTCGCAGCAGCGGGCCATCACCTTTGTCGGGAATGTAGATTCCGTTCTGGATGAGATTGAAACTATCAAGGATGAACATATTAATAAATAACAAAACAGGTGCATCAAAATTGATGCACCTGTAACATAATAAATTGGAGCCGAGAGACTTAGTCTTTTTGCTCGGAATCTTCTTCAACCATTCTATTCAATTCTTTGGCTCTATCTTTAGCTTGTTCTTCAACTAAATATAATTCCCCTTTGATTGGAATATAATCATTATCCTCTTTAGAATATTGAGCAATCTCGTATTTTCCCCAATTACTATCCGATGGTTGTGATACATATTTCTGTAATTTCATATTTTGTAAATTTAAAATTTTATTTATATATGCAAATATACTATAATATTTCTATAAAATAGAATCATATAGTTTAAAATTGCTTAAATTGGTTTATCATTTTGTATTACGTTGTTGTTTAAAAACGAACATTCTCCTAATTGTTTCGTATCGTTAGCCTTAAAATTTCCCCTTCCTTTTCTCTATAAGTAAATTTACCGTATGAAATTATTAATCAAACTCATACGGTATGACAATCTTTGAACAAATTTTGGCAGGACTGCAACAGAAATTTTCTGGGGTGGACACTGCCACGCTCACCCGCATTGCCACAAAGAAGGCAGAGGGTGTAACGGATGAAACGAAGGTGACCTCCATCGTTGAGGGTATCTCATTTCAGGACGTGATGCAAAACTATGGTGATTTCCGTGCAGGACAGGCGCAGACTTCCGCTGTTTCCAACTACGAGAAGAAGCATGGACTGAAAGACGGAAAACCGATTGAGAATCCGGAAGAAAAGAAAGACGAAAAGAAGGATGAGAAAAAGGATGAGGTACCTGCATGGGCCCAGGCTTTGATTGATTCCAACAAAAGTCTTTCTGAAAAACTATCTACTTACGAAGCAGAGAAAGCGCAGGCGCAACGCAATTCTCAGATCTCGGCAGTGGCGAAGAAGTACGGTATTCCCGAATTTATGCTGAAAGACCGCAACATTCCTGAGAACACGGACTTGGATACCTATTTCAAGGACATGAAGCAGGATATGTCTAACAGCGGCTTCCAGTTCGCTAAAGTTCCTGAAACTGCCGAACAGAAGAAGGAGAAAGAAGCGAGTGAGTTCGCCAAAATGATTGAGGCGGACACAAAATCTATTGTCGAACAACAAAACAAGTAATTTATGTCAGCAGGATTTAAGTACAACATTGAGCCTGAACCGTCCATCGAGGAACGCTATGACGTTTCTACCGGAGTAAGACGCAGAGGGCCTTACAAGTTGGACACGACCAACCTAGTTGTTGGTTCGTTCCTTCCATCTTTTACACCGATTGCCGCTGATTTGGTAAAGAAAACCGCTCAGGTGGCTATCCGTGTAGAAGTCTATGAGAAATTTACTACCGGATCCAATACCACATTGAAAATCAAGAAAAACTCTTTGGCTTATGTGGGTATGCACCTGGGTAATGGTTCTCATGGAGCAACCATCAACAGTATTGACAAATCAAACAAAGCTTTCGATAAGTTGACGCTGGCCGCCGACTTTGGTGAAACATTGGAAGCCGGTACTGTACTCTATGAAGCGACAGCTGTAGATGGTACTACCCCGAAGGTTATTGCCAACTCAGCCTTGTACGAAAGAGTACAAGTTGAAGAAGGCATCGTATTAGTTGCCCTTTTGATGCGAGCTTTTGAAATCGAGCCAACAAAGTTGGTTATGCCTTTCTCTGACATTGATAAAGCTAATATGCCGCATTTCCAGTTCAACGCTGCTGGTGTGCAATCACCGGCTGGTGTTTCGTATGAACTGCCAGAAGCATCTGATTCTGTAATGGGAGGTATTCAATTAGGATTTTCTCAAAGCGGAAAGAAATATCCAGTAGCATTGGAAGGTGGTAAAGCTTATGTTGAAGTTCCTTGGACTGATAATAACACTACCTATCAGGCAGCTAACTCAAGTACCTTGGGATTGGTAAAGCAAGGTACAAAAGTTGATGATGCAGCAGGTGGTGATGAAAAAGATAAAATCAACGCTCTTCTCGCATCATTAAGAGCAGCTGGTATTATCGCAAGCAAATAAAGAAAGGAGGACTAATATATGATGCTAACTATTTATACTCTGTTTAACGACCCCAACATCGTTAGCGCTGTTATTCAACGCGTACTTCAGACACGTAAGGATACTATTTACTGGCAGCAGTATCTAGACTTCCGAAGAACGACTACCCGTGTGTTCAAGGACTACATCGGTCAGGTTACGGGCGTGATGGCCGGTTCTATCAATTCGCGCTACGGTGAGAAGCCTATCCGTGAACGTCGGAATATAGGTTCAGGATATGGAGAAATTGCTTACTTGGGCGATCGTTACCAGATTTCCGTCGATCGTCTGTCTGAACTTCAAGACTTGATTGACAAATACAATGCAGCAAAACCTGCTGACCAGATTGCAGCTATGCAGGACATTGTAAACTTCATCTATGATGACTACCGTCAGGTGCTTTTGGCTCCCCACAAGCGTATGGATATGGTTCTCGGTTCTATGCTGATGACCGGAGAAGCAACAGTTAAGAACAAGGATGACAATGCAGGAGGAGTTAACCTGTTGGAAATCAAGTTACCGTTCAAGTTTATTACTCCCGAAACTGAAGCTAAAACGAAATTCATCACATACCTACAACAGAAGGTAAACGAACTGAAGTCCATTTATGGAACATTCCCGAAAATGATCATGTCTAGAGGAACCTTCGTGAAGAACATTATCGGATCTGAGGAATTTGGTGACAAGTTCAAGATGCAGTTAACTGGTAACGAGATGTACCTCTCTACCGGGTTGATTACATCCCAGCTGGCTTCTTCCATTTTTACTGGTATCGGACTTCCAGCCATCGAAATCAAGGAAGATTATGTTCTTGACCAAACCGGTAAGAACGTACAGATTTACGCAGACGACCGTATCACATTGCTTCCACAAGATAAGATTGGTTATATGCGTTTCCATACTCCGTACGAAGCTGTAGACGGTGTGCCAGGACGTAATTACACTCAGGCAGACGGTGAAATGCTGATTTCCGGCTATAAGGATGGTAACGGTCGTTATCTTGAGTACACCGCTGAGTGGATTCCGCAGATTACGAACCCTAACCTGATTGTGAATTTCGATTTGTCAACCATGAACGCATGACAGTAAACGACTACATATCACAGAAGTTTCAGACCTTCGGTATTAATTTGTCGGAGGCTGACCTTTTGGAGATAAGTCTGTCTTCAGGGATAAGCGGAGAGGATGAGTTGGGCCCGTCAAACATCGGTTTCGTGTCGGTAGCTATGGCGAAGTTCATTCCCTCTCTATTGCTCCGTGCCACTTCCATCAGTGAGAATGGTTTCTCTATGTCTTGGAATATTCAAGGTGTAAAGGAATATTATTCTTTCTTGTGTAAGAAGTACGGCCTTGATGACACTCTGTCAGATAAACCTAAAGTCAGATTCCTATGATATTTGCTCCGCATACATTACAGGTTAAAGTCTTTACTCCAATGGAAACGGACGAGTTCGGCCGGCCCATTCCCGGTACCGGTGGAGAAAGCTGGCAGGACGTATGCAAGTGCCGGTGTGACGATAACTCAACCAAGGAGTTTACTTCAGAGAACGGCGAAGTGTACCGACCAAATTATCACGTAGTCTGTGAGAAGAGAATTTTCCTGAAGGCTGGTGATGAAGTCAGATGTATGGACGGCGAGAATATCAGGGGAACTGGCAAGGTTTATATGGTAAAAAATGCAAACTATTTTGGTTACTCAGAGATATGGATGTAAAGTTTGACTTTTCGGACGTGGACAGCTTTTTCGACCAAGGCTATGCCGAGGTGAAATCCGTTGAAGATAAGGTTGGCAAGGAAGCTGTCGATTACGCTGTGAAGAACGGAAGTTACCAGAACCGGACCGGAACGCTCCGTAAGTCAAACAAGTATTCAGTTCAGGATGACAGCTTGGAATTGAGGAATGAAGCTGAATACGCTTCTTTCGTTGAATCCAAAGGTTACGAAGTCTTGACTGGTGCAGCCCTGTTTGCTGAGAAACGATTAAAGGAGGAAATCAAATGATAGTTACCACCGACATAGCGAACATACTCTATCGTGATTGCCAGCCTTTCGGCATTGACATTGTTCCTCATGGCAAGAAGCTGACGGGACCGATGAAGTCCGAAAGGATTGTCATTCACGCCAAGAAGCAGCAGCCGGGGACGTACTGGAAGAAATCCTTCGTTGAGGTGAATCTTTGTGTTCCTGACTTGAAAGAAGGTGAAGCCAACACCATCCGGCTGAACGAACTGGAGAGACAGTCGCAAGAATTATTTGACGGAGTAACCGGACGCTATGATGGTACCACCTATCATTATTCCATTGAGTCAATCGGAACTGAGGAGGACACATCCTTAAAGTGTCACTATGTGAATGTAAGAATTTTGTTTGAAGTTTTTAATGTAAAATGATATGGCAGAAGCAAAGAAAATTACAGCTGTAAATATCAAGAAACTTTGGTATGGTGAAACAAGTGCTATTGCAGAAGATTTGACCGGGCAGGCTTTGTATACTCTTTTGCAGGGGGAGACCTTGAAAGAAGTCAAGAATATTCACCAAGATACTTGGACGCTTGAAGAAGCGGAAGCAAGCCGAACCAATTATAAAAATCAGCTCACGGGTCAGACCTATCGCAGCGAAAAGGAAATGGGTGATGTAACTGTCAATTTCACCATTGGAGAATACGATTACCCGACCAAGAAAGACCTTATGGGTGGTGATGTTATCAACACTGATAAAGGCTGGAAACGTGCAAGAGGAAAGGTGAACATCGAAAAATGTATCGTAGCTCAAACCGATGATGATCAGTATTGCGTCATTCCCCGCGCAGATATCGGGGCTCGTGAAGCTACTACAGATAAGGCTATTGGGCTTCCGGTGAGTGCTGTAGAACTTGAGCCGAAAGACTCCGCTATCGCTCCAGAATACTGGTTTGATTCCGAAGAGGTAAAAGCTGGCATGTAATGCCTATCCGATAGGTAGAGATTATATTCCATAATAGGGGTGGGCTTTATGGCTTCACCCCTTAATTATTTTTTTACATGAATCAAGGTGCAAAAATCATATCAGAATCCATTATTGGCGGTGATTTCAGAACGGTATTTGTTGGAGGAAAAGCTTATACTGTCTATCCGCCTACAATCTATAAGTTAGCCGGAGCCATCTCCCATCTGGCAGGCGTACAAGAGGCCGAAAACTTGAAAAATGTTCTGCTCTCCTTGGGAGAAAGCGAGGCTTATTCCAAGGCATTATCCTGGCTGATTGCTGGTGATGAAAGTTTGAGTGAGGAGTTAGCTAAAGGAACATATGAAGAAAATGTGAACGCATTAGATGAAGCCTTTTCCATGATTGATTCAAAGGTTTTTCTCAAAGCTGTCAGCTTGGCGAGGAACGTAAGCCTGCTGGCAGCGAAACCGAGGTTGTAGGAAATGATACTCTCCTGGGACAGATTGCGTCGTTCATGGAAAATCTGCATCTGTCATACCGGGAAGTGGTCTATGAGATACCATACAGGAATTTAGTATTAATGCAGCGCGATAAGCTCCATACCGTTACCGGGACCAAGGTTACAAAGGTGAAGGGTAAGGATATGGCTTCGCACAGAAGAAGAAACAAGAAATAGATATGGCTCTATTAGAATGTTAAAAAGCAACAGAAACGTTACTTTTTTACGTTACAAAGTTTGCTTAATAGTAACGAAAATGTTACCTTTGCATTGTCAATTAAAAGTTCTTTGATTTATGAAGTTTTCAGAGTTTTACAAATTGATTGAGTCAGCAGGCTGGACAATCGAAAAGGGAAAGAAACATCACAAGTATGTTCATCCCGACTTTGACTACTTTATCCCTGTAGGCAGACATCCGGCCAAAGAGATACCTAAAGGTACTCTTGACAGCATGATGAAAAAGGCGGGGTTAAAGAAGTAAAAGAACAGCACCCACTTCGGTGGGTGCATTTAATTGACAAAACTTAAAATACACGATTATGAAGAAGATTCAGGCTATTATTGAAAAAGCAGATGATGGAGGAATCTCTATCTATTCTGAAGATGTAAACGGTGCGTATGGCTTTGGGCTTACAGAACAAGAAGCGAAAGAGGACTTTATTTCTGTTTTAGAGGAACAGGCAGAATATTACAAAGAAAAACATGGTGAATTTCCAAGTTGGTATAAAGCTGGCTATTCTGTGGAGTATGTGTATGACTTAAGTGGATTTTTTGAGGCATTTCCGTTCATCAATGCCAGTAAGTTCGCAAAGGAAATAGGTTTAAATGAATCTGTGATGCGAAAATATAAAGGCAAGATCGTAACAGCTTCCGAGAAACAGAAAGCATATATACAATCCAAATACAATGAAATTCTTAAAAGAATGGAACTTGTCAAGTTTTGATATTCCAGCCGTGAGGCTTTGATATAAATTAAAGAACAAATTGACAATTTGGCGCATCATTATGATGCGCCTTTTTTATTAAAACACTGAAAAACACAAATACGCAACAATAGGTTTATTGTTTGGTATTAATCATCGTAAAAACTGAATATTAATGAATTGAGGTGTAACTTCAAACATTAATATTCAGTTTATAATATATGGCTACACTTGTATTCCGCGTAAGCGCACAATATGATGAAGTTATAAGACTTCGTAATGAGATTAGTAAGCTGGAAGCCCAGTTAAAGAAGATGGACGTAAACAAATCCCCCGCAGCCGCCAAGGCATTGGAAACTCAACTGGCATCTGCTCGCCAACAAATGATGGGGCTGGTGACCGAGGCGGCCAAGGCTGGTGCTGTGATGGAGAAAGACTTTAAATCCAATATTTACAATGCCTCACAATCTGTAAATGATTTTACTCAAAAAATTATTGACCAGAAAAGAGTTGTCAAAGACGTAGAACATGATGTTAAGCGGTTGGGCGATTCTTATAAAACAGCTTTAAAAAGAAATCCAACGGGAGCTGCAAGCTTATTATCAGAATACCAATCTGCAAAGAAGACTCTCGATGAAGAAAAAGCTACTTTATTTGGTTTGACTCAGCAGCAGGCTGAAGCCCGTCTTTCAGTAAAGAGACTGAAGGATGAATATGCAGCCTTTAAGGAAGAAGCAGGCGAAACGGTCGAAGCAAATGATAAAATGTCCGTTTCCTTAACTAAAGTACTTGGTGTAATAGGTGGAGTAACAGCCTTGAAAAACTTTGTTACAGAACTTGTCAATGTACGAGGACAATTCCAGCAGCTTGAAATTGCTTTTTCAACCATGTTAAAAAGTAAGGAAAAAGCGGATAAACTGATGTCAGAGCTGGTGGATATTGCTGCAAAGACACCCTTCGACCTCCAAGGGGTAGCATCTTCTGCCAAGCAAATGATTGCTTACGGCTCGTCTGCTGAAAATGTGGGTGATGACCTTGTAATGTTGGGTAATGTAGCCGCCGGTGTTGGCTCCCAGCTTAGTGAAATAGCCTATCTCTATGGTACATTAAGGACGCAGGGTAGAGCTTATGCTACAGATATTCGTCAATTTGCAGGACGTGGTATCCCTATTTATGAAGAACTGGCAAAGGTTCTTGGCGTTACAAAGGACGAAGTTTCCGGTTTGGTCACAGCAGGTAAGGTTGGCTTTAAGGAAGTAGAACAGGCATTCAAGAACATGACTAGCGAATCCGGAATCTATTATAATTTGATGCAGGAGCAGTCAAAATCTCTTACGGGACAGTTAAGTAATCTTGGGGATGCTTGGGACACAATGCTCAATGAAATCGGTAAGGACACACAAGGAATAGCATCCTCAGGAATATCTGCTGTGAAGGGGCTGATTGAAAACTATGAAACGGTAGGTAAGGTTTTATTGGGATTGATAGCTACTTATGGAACATATAAAACGGCTCTAATTGTTACGAGAATTACTCAAGATGCGTTGACTGCACGTATGGAGCTTGCAATACTTGTAACTAAAGCACAGACAGTAGCGCAAAAGGCATTGAATTTGACAATGAGCGTTAATCCGTATGCTGCGATAGCAACAGTTGTGGTAGTCACGAGTGCTGCTTTGTTAAATTATGCTAGTAATCTTGATAAATGCAAGAAGGGAATTGATGCATACAATAAATCTGTTGAGGAGGCAGCAAGGAAAGAGGCAGAGCATAAGGAAGAAATTGAAAAGCTTTTGTCAGTAGCGCAGGATGAACAGTCTTCTACTGAAGACAGAAAAGAAGCATTGATTCGTCTTGAGCAAAAATATCCAGACATATTCAAGAAATATAAAACAGAGGCAGACATGCTTCGTGATATTTTGAATATAAAAAAACAAATTAATGAGGAAGATGAACGAAGAAGAAATGTTTCCGATCAAGAAGAACTAAATAGATTGAATACGGAAATCAATAAACTGAATGAAGCCATTAAATCGGCATCGCAGTCTGGTGCTGGATTATCCATACAGTCATTGGTTAATGAAAAGAACAATCTTATTAAGCAGCGTGATCTGAAACAGGAGGAAGTTAATAAGAAACGACATGATGAAATACTCTCAGACCTTTCTGGCTATTCTAATGAGCAACTTCAAAAAGAGGTGGACGTGAGAGAACGTTTGATGAAACGTTTGGAAAATGCTCAAAAGCTAGGAAATTCTGTCAAAAATGGCAAAATATTGAATGGAATATTGCCTGGTGTCAAGACTAACGAGCAGTTGCAAGCCGAGAAGCAAACTATTGAACGGGAACTGAATAATAGAGGAAAGACAAACGATGAAACAAAAAACAAAAAGTATTGGGAAGATAAAAAGAAAGAAGCTGAAGCGGCTCGTGATGCGTTAGATGTATCTGAGAAAAATTCTGAAGAATGGAATAGATATACTCAGCAGATACAAGAAGCTCAGTCCCAGATTGAAAAGTATTCTAATTCTAGCACAATTTTAAAAGACGCCGAGCGACAAAAGAAAGAACAGCAACAGCTTGCAGAAGAACTCCTTCAGCTTCACAGGACCAATCAGCAGAAAGAAATCAACCTGATGGAAGATGGGGCTGAAAAGAAGCGTAGACAGATTGAGCTGGATTACCAGAAAGAAATCGACGAAATTAAGAAGCAACGTAAAAAATGGGAAGATGCACAAGGTGGAAAGCTTACGTCTGAACAGCGGGATGTATTGGGAAATCGTGCGTCAAATGCCATGCAATCACGTGAAAAGGGTTTATCCGCAATTACAGACACTGAAAATCAGGCTGCTATTGAAGCTAACGAACGCTACCTGAAAAACTACGGAACGTTCATGCAAAAAAGACAGGCAATTACCGATGAGTACACTCGTAAAATTTCGGAAGCCACTACTCAGGGAGACAAGGACATACTCCAGAAAGAAATGGATAAGGCTATTTCCTCCCTTGATCTTGAAAAACTGAAGCAAGGTATCAACTGGGAACTTGTCTTCGGTGACTTGGATAAGGTATCTAAAGAGTCCTTGAACAAAGTGAAGCAGCAGCTTAGAGATTTTAAGAACTCGGATGAGTATAAGAATATGGCCGTTGACCAGAAGAAGGTCATTGACGAGGCGTTGAACAACATTCAATCAACCCTTATTGACAAAGGCGGATTACTGGCCGACTTACCTGAACAGTTAAGCGAACTGGCTAAGGCTCAGGAGGAACTGGCACAAGCTCAGGAAGAATATAATGAAGCCATGAAGAATGGTACGGATGCACAAAAGGAAGCTGCTACAAAAAAGCTGAACGATGCCCAAAAGAGACAGCAAAACGCTCAGACCAACGTTCAGAAATCAACGGACAAAACGACGAGCAACCTTATCTCTTTGTCGAATGTAATTACCCAGCTTGGTTCAAACTCTGAAATTTCCCTTTCTCAAATTGGAAACTTGGCTGGCGATGTTGTTGATGTTTTTACAGAGGCAGGAAGTAAGATTGGTGGAATCATTGGAGCTGCATTTTCCTTGCTGGATACTATCGGAACTCAGGGGCTTGATGGGTTTGTTGACAATCTTTTCGGTAGTGTCTTTAGGGCCGTTGGGGGAATATGGGATACTTTAACGTTCGGACTTATAGGTAACAAAGAAAGTGATCCATACTTGAAAGAAGATTTGGAAAGGCTAACAATCTCCAATCAAGATTTGAAAGCCTCTCTTGATAATTTGGCAGATAAGATGGACGAAAGTGCTGTTGCTGATGCTTCTGGAATATACGAGCAGCAGAAGAAGAACATTGAGGAGATGATTGCAAATACACAAGAGATGATGCAACGCTCCGCTGCCGCATATAGTAATGGCTTTCTTGGAATTGGAGGTACACATTCTAGTAACAAGAGAGTCAATGACGCAATGTCTGCTGAAGATTGGAAACGTGTCAGTGAAGCTGCTGGAGTTTCGGTGACAAGTGCCAGCGATTTTTGGAACCTGACCAGTGAGCAGATGTATAACGTGGCCAACAACGCCACTGATCTCTATTCAAAAATCAAGCAATATGCCGACGATGGATATGAGAACGCTTCGCAATATATGGACAGCTACATTGAATATTGGAAGCAACTCGATGAACTGGAGGATACTTACCGCGAAAAGCTGACCGATACCTCGTTCGACACTATTCGAGATGAGTTCAAAAACCAATTACTTGACATGGAGTCAGATGCAGAGGATTTTGCGGAAGATTTCGAGAAGATGATGCAGCAGGCAGTGGTTGAGAGCATGATGTCAGATACCTATGCAAATCGTTTGAAAGAATGGTATAAGAGCTTCGCAAACTCGATGACGGACGGTACTTTGTCTAGTACTGAACAAAGTAATCTCAAATCTCAATGGGAACAGATGGTAAGTGATGCCTTAGCTGAGCGTAACGCCATCATGCAGGCTATGGGATGGGATAGCTCTTCCTCCGAGCAGCAGTCTGCCTCCAGCCGAGGATTTGGTACAGAAATGACGCACGAGGATGCCGGGGAACTGAGCGGGCGGTTCACTGCAGTGTATGAGTCTAATCTTCGCATTGAGACAGCAGAACAGCAACAGACAGTGGCCATTACGGAACTGCGAGGTTCCATCAGTTCCTTGATAGTGCAAGCAAATGGGCTATACAACATCGCAGACGAAACACGTACCATTTTGGCTAATTCCTATTTGGAGTTGCAGCAAATCAGAGAGAATACAGAAGATTCAGCCAAATACCTGAAAGATATAAAGGCTGACATCGCCGAGGTGAAACATAATACAGCAAGACTATGACAGGAGATTTATTTATCAATGGGAAAGATGCATGGGGCACATGGGGTGTCCGCATGGGCGACGGTTTTCTCGATGCAATCGACGGATTCAATGAGATGAAAGACTACATTGAGGATGAAAGCCGACTGGAACATGGCAAACGGGTGATAACAGATAATGCAAAAGTGGATTCGCGCGAAATCACTCTCCAGTTTACGATCGAGGGAAATTCAGAAAACGATTACCGATCAAAGAAAAAAGCTTTTCAGACAGAACTGGAAAAAGGTGCCGTAAATATTAAAGTTCCAGCATTGGGAGATGAAATATACAAGTTGATTTATCTTGGAAAAAGCATTTCTTACGGGATGAGTTCTGACCGCTGTTTTGGTAAAATTTCGAGCAAATTTGAAGAGCCTAATCCTATGGATAGAAGCGAATAACGAACATTCACCTTATTGTTTCAAATGGAAGTCCTGATTTTTAGGGCTTCCATTTTCTATTTATGAACTTTGGAGATATGATAGAAATTAAAGACATATCAGGTAAAACAAGGCTTTCAATCCCAATTAATAAAGGAGCTAAAGGAAAGTTCACTCTGATGAAGGAAGACTATATAATTCTTCCTTTTTCGGTAGCTAAGCCTGTGCAGTTTAAACTTGGTGATTATGTAGATTTATCCGGTGTCCTTGATGAATCATTAGGTGGAAAGCTGGCAAAAATCTATGAGATAACTGACCTTCAGAAGCCTACTTACAACACTTCAACTGGAGGCTATGATTATAATCTCCAGATGAACGCCTATTATTGGAAGTGGAAGAACAAAATCTTTAAATACACTCCGGAACATGCAGGAAATGAAGCATCATGGTCGCTTACTGCTGCCCTTGATGTACAACTTGGTGTGTTTCTTCGTAATCTCAAGGCTTTAGGCTATACATATAGAGGAACAGATTTTATTTTCAGCATAGACGATACTGTAGAGAATAAGGCCGTAGCGATGACCTATGACAACATGAACTTGTTGGATGCCTTGTTTTCTATGGCAGGGGAGGATAAGTGGAACTGCGATTGCTGGATAACGGACAACGTGATTCATTTTGGGCGAAATGAGTTCGGAGATGCCGTTAAAATTGAGCGTGGTGTCGAAGCGTCGTCTATCACCCGCAGCGAAAGCCAGGGCACTTATGCCACCCGTATCTATGCGTTTGGTTCAACAAAGAATATCCCCACGAGCTACCGTCCGACCGATGAGCAAGCCGTGGTGAACGGCGTAGTCCAGAAAAGGCTTATGCTTCCGGCCGACACTCCCTATATTGATGCATACGAAGGAATGTCGCAGGAAGAAGCCATTGAGGACGTGGTGGTGTTTGATGATGTCTATCCCCGACGTGTTGGCACTTTATCCGACGTGCACACCCGCACCGAGGAAGTAGAGAATGAGGACGGTACAAAAGAAACTATTACGTACTATCGCTACAAGGATGCTGGGTTAGAGTTCAAAGAAGAGTATATTCTTGAAGGTGAAGAACTGAAAATCCAATTTCAATCCGGGAAGCTGAATGGAATGGAGTTCGGCGTAATCTTCAACCCCAAACCGAAAGATGAAAGTCGGGGAGATCAACTATGGGAGATTGTTCGCAATGAAGACTATGGTCGACCATTACCGGATGATATGATGTATCCTGCCAACGGCGATGAATACATTCTATCAGGCTTTGATATCCAACTGGTGTCCGACCAATATATTCCAGAAGCTGAACAGGAATTAAAGGAAAAGGCTCAAAAGTACACTGAAAAAGTGAAGAAGGATGATGGAACCTATCCGACTACCCTTAGAAGCTCATGGGTTAAAGAGGATTTACTCTCACGAACTTTCGAGTTTGGGCAACGTATAAATCTCGTAGACGATACATATTTTGAAAATGGGCGCATTTCACGTGTCTTGGGATGGGAAATGAATCTTGATATTCCTTGGGATTCTCCAGTTTACACGATTGGGGAAAGTATGCCTTACTCTCGTATCGGTGAAATTGAGGATAAAGTTGACTCACTTACCTACAAAGGACAGACTTATAATGGAAATGGTAGTGGGGTATATGTTATCAGAGTAAATGATTCGACTACCCCTAGCGACAGTAATGTGTTTTCTGCATTAAAGTCATTAAAAACACTTATTCGTAAAGACCAGTCTGACGGTACTAACTTCTTATTGAAGTTCGGCGAGTTTATCGATTCTATAATAGCCGGTAAGGGTGCCGGTATATATCCTGATGGGCGTGGACAATTCGAGAAGCTAGAGGTACGCAGCGCAATGATTGTGAAGGAACTTATTTACAATCGCTGGTTTGCGCAGGAAGGGAACATCACTTATTCTGAATCTGGTACAATCGAACGAATTGAGCAGCTCGAAGACGGCACTTATGACCTGTATCTTCGTCGTCGCTGGGATAATGATATTACGGCATTCAAGGAGCAGGACGTAGACTACGGATCAGTTAATAACTTGAACTCAACTGGAGAATATTATGATAGCTGGTTCCGTGTCCTTAGTGTCATGCAGGCAGAGAATAAGATTAATGTAGTGCTCTATCCTGATGAAGAGGTTCCTGGAGGAAAAAACTATCCTCCTGCTTCCGGCATGGTAATTACCCGTCGAGGTAACGCAGTGGATGAAGAAAGGCAGGGATTCTGGTATCTGTCATCCTACGAGGGATGTATCTGCATGCTTGACGGTGTCACGAAACCTATACTCGAGGAATCTAACTACAGCATCATTATCGGGAAACTGAAGAGGTTGGAACTGTTCGATAACCTCCCTATCAATTACCAGCATAGCTATGTATATTGCCGTGGTATAGCCATTCAGGACTTGATGCGAATTAACTATCAGGGTGTGGTTGTCGTGCAGCTTAACGACCGTGGATTCTGGTCATTGGAGGTAGCTCAAAGTGATAATCCTTATACGGCCGATAAGGAAATGGTTGATACGGTATGGCATTATGGATGTCGCTGGAAATGCCTTGTCACCGGTACGACGGACGAACCTCGCTATGCCAGCACGGGCTGGGCGATGATTGAAGGCAACCCGGCATTTTCTATTGACATTGAAAGCGAAAACGGTTGGGCTTTCGATTCAACTCAGCTTCAGGAAGGAGTTGTATTTACGACTTTAAGTGTAACTGGAGAATTATACAACCGTGATGTGACAGACAGTATCCTTGATACGGATGTAAGCTGGACACGAGATACGGGTAATGTATCTGAGGATAACGCCTGGGCTATCAAGAGAGCTGATGCCGGCAAGACTCTTACACTAACACCGGACGATTTGGGAGCTGAATTTGGAAGGACTAAAATGGTGTGTTCATTCAAGGCAACAGCTTTACTTCGTGACGGAGAACAGATAGAATTAGCAGAACAGACAATAACATTCTAATATGGGAATAAAAAGTAAAATAAAGAGATTGGATGTAAACTATACACCTCTCCAGATTAGCGGAAGTATAGAGGTTGTTGGTAGTGTTCCAGACCGGCAGATATACAGCAGCGATGTAAAGGAATATACTCCTGACTATACACTGACGCCTCTTGTACTGTTTCCTCGATGCAATGCAACCGATCCGGATTCTTATCTGAAGAGTGGTTCGGTGAACGCATCTCTTACTAACATGAAATGGTATCAGATTATCGGTACCCAGAGAACATTGATAAATTCGGATAATACTGATTACGAGATAACGACAGAAGGAGATAATAAAGGACAGATTAAGGTAAAAAGAAATTCCTCTGTTTCTTCACCTCTTGCCTTTGAATTTTACGCTGAGTATGTCGATACCCGTACCAGTCAGATATATATGTTCCGCTTGAGTACGGTAATTCCGGTTTCAGACGCTACGCTTCCAACGCCAGTCCTGAAACTCGATAGCCCTGCTACGGTTGTATGGAATCCGTTACGCAATCCGTTGACGCGTAAGATTACAGCATCTGTATTTTACGGAAATGCTGATATCGCATCAGACAAGCAGAAGTGTAAATTCTTCTGGTATCGTATGAATGAAGGCAGTCTGGAAGAAATTACGGATGGCAACGGTGACAATGACTGGGAAGTTGAAGCAATAGACCATAATACTTTAACGATTAATCAGGATTATATTGGGGAAGATCAGACTTATGTCTGCAAGCTGGGATATTCGGCAGATGGCAGTTTACCTTCTGCTCCTCCTGACGATGCTCCCACGGCAACAACCACCATCCGGCGCCGCATACCGGAAGTGGAAGTCGACTGGAAAGGAGCACCAACACAAGTTGCCGGAGGAACGGAGAAATTGAAATTGGAAGCGTTTGTGATGGACGGAATGGGTGTCGTATCTGATCCGGAAGAATGGTTCCGGTTTGTATGGAAAGTTAAATCGCCCTATTCACAGAGTTACAGCAAGCAAGCTGAAGGAATCAAACCTACGATTACGTTCATTCCAGGGATGATGCTTGAATTAGAAGTGCAGGATAGGGGCCCGCAGGCTATACTTGTAGATGATACGGACGGTTCTGTATTGCAGGACGCTGACGGCAATGTACTTTTTGACAGAATCAACAATTAAAAAATTATACGACTATGGCATACTATGTGAAAGTGACAAAACAGGTAGCAGATAAGATGGGACTAACATCTATCCGTAACATGACGGCAGATGACAATGTGCTGTTGTGGCAGTCTGATTTAAATTGCATCGAAGGTGATACGATATTTGATCGAGCAGCTCGTGTGGGAGGTGTGGCATTGACTCCTCAGTCTGCCCGATTGGAAACAGACGGCATAGAGAATCCGGCAGAAGTAACTACTCCGGATGAATATCGGGATGACAAACCGACAATTTTACCTGAGTTCCCAGATACACCTACAGCTCTTAACGAGGAAGGAGGCAATAATGAGTGAGGCTAGTTCAGTACGGCAGGTCGTGTTCCTACGCAAGGGTAGTGTATACATGCCTTTCCTGCAATCCAACATGGGCGACTTGTACCAGGAATATCAGGGTACAGCAGAAAAACCGACTAATATTTCCCCAGACTTTACTACAATTACACCTATGATAAGCTACATAATTACAAGTTCATTGGTTGTGGCCGGACTGGTCGTTCCCAACTCTGTGAAATGGTACTTTAATGACACTGAATTGACATTCGGTAGCGACAAGATTTCAACGAATAGCTTAGGAGGAGAAACAGGACACTTCCAGAGTGTTCCTTATCAGGCTGGAGTACAGAACTATTTTGCTTTGAAAATCAGGAAAAACCTTGTCAAAGCATCCGGAGGTGCAGCATGTAACATCAAGGCTGAAGCCACGATTTCTGTAGGTAACACCTCCGACAAGGTACAGGCAGTGTATAACATACCGATAACGGTCGGAGTAGGTAACAGTAAGCGTGTTACCATCATGGCAGGTGACAACAAGTTCTTTACTCTCACTGATAAGGGAGATTCGTGTGTCCTTAAGGCAGTAGCGTGGATTGGGAGCAACCAGTTAAACGCCGGCCAGACTTATAAATGGTACACATTACAGTCTGGATCATGGGTTCTATTGGACGGACAGACACAGCAAACTCTAACCGTTACAAATGATATGGTTGATTCTACCGGACAGTTCAAGGTAGAAGTATTCCAAAATGGCTATCTTATCGGCATGGATGTCCAGACGGTTATAGATGCCAGTGATCCGTTCGATATCCTACCGAATCCCAATCCTGAAAATGAAACTATCGAGCAGGGTTCCGGTGGCTCTGTTACCTATACACCGATTTTGGTGAAGCGTGGCAGCACAACTAAATTCAAGGACATGAAGTTTTTCTTCGTGTTCACTGACAGTGCTGGCAATATCCTTAATCCGGACACGGCTAAGGTTGCATCATACAGCGGAACCGTAACAGAGGCTATGTGCGAGCAGGCTTCAGGTAATGTTGCAGTAGTAATAACAACGGAGGAATAACTATGATAGCAGAAAAAAGAACAGAGGTTAATTATCGTGTTAAGCCAGTGACCAGGCTTCCTTATCCGGCTGGTATATATTCTTCTACCATGAGATATACGTGTTCGGCTAATGTGGCTCCTTATGTCGTATTCCAGCCGAACACGGCGCAGGATGCAGTCCGGTACGTGATGAACAAGGTCGGAACATGGCTGGGTACTGAGCAGGGCATGACACCGGCAGAAGATTATGCCAAGAACGGGGAAAATGCTACGTGGCTTCCGTTTGAGCATTTCAATGCTATCGAAATAGAACTTGCCCTGATCCAATTCGCTAAAATCGGACAAGCCATATTCTATGACCAGTATATGTTTAGCCAGAATGGTTTTGATGCTAACGGGAATATAACAGCTGATTACAAAGATTTTTCTCCTGAAATGGATAAGTTCACTCCGATGATTCTATTAGACTTTTTAAAAGGCACCGGACATTTTGGTGGAAAGAGTATTCGTTTTGACGAATTGGGTAGAATTATCATGAAATCAGATATGGTATATGAGTGGAGGGTCGTAAATGAAGAGCTCACATCGCATCTATCAGAATATAATATTGATTTCGGAAATGGTTCATTAATTGATGTATCTGCCGATGCTTTTAACAAAAAGATTGATACAATTGTTATACCACCTACAACCGATGTTACGGATGGATTTCAATTTCGGATTCGTGGTAGAATGATATCGAGAAATGATTATCCTTCAGATATAAAATCTTCAACTCTTTTTTGTGCAAAGATCAACGGAAGCTATCAAACATTCAATAAATGGAGTATCAGCGAAGGCTATACAGAGGAATATATCGTATCGAAAGGGAATGACGGATTATGGTATATTGCCAGTACCAGAGAGATAGTTATTAATTAATTTGATTTTAAAAATTACGATTATGATACAGAAAAAATCTTTAAAAGACGCGATACAAAATCCTGAGATAATATCAGTTGTGGGAGGACTATTGCCTACAGCAAGTCAGGAACAAAATGGACTCCTTGAGAAATCCATGTACACTATATTAGAGAAAAAAACGACAGCGACCAACTATGCTATGTATGAAATAACAAGCAATGTGAATAATTGGTCTAGGGATTTCTCGATTATAAAAGGTGGGTTTGAAGGGGATCCTGTTTTTATTATTGTATCAGTTTTACTCAAAGATTCAGCATCTAATGATAAAATAATTGTAACTTCATTATCTCCTAAAATAGAAACGCCTAATTACATAAAGTTTTTCAAAAAAGATAGAAAAGTATATGTATTGTTTAATATTAGCGCAAACAGCCCTAACAGTATTTTAATTCAATCTTCTAAAGATTTTCGAATAGTATCACAAGGGAAATATCCGGATGAGAGCTATGTCGAGTTGGAAATATCTTACAAATAATCGGGAAACATAAATTGTTACATATATATGCTACTTCTGCTCTCGTGGGAGAACTGATTGGTCAAACTACATTGACAAAGGATGGACTACTACCAAGTAGAAGAGCAAGTTGTTATAGTTCATTTACAAGTGGTACATTGGTAGTATCGTTTAAAGATGTATATTCACTGCAACCTTTTTTTATAACCACATATTACAATGGGGAATTTGGCTGTATTGTGTTTACTCCATCTCTTTATCAAATCAATAGATGCAAAGCATTATTGATAGGAGAAAACAATGTTAAAATATATGTAAAAGAAAATGAATCAAATATATGCATAAAACCAAAATCTAATACAAATGGCAGTATTGCAATACAGCTGATAGATTCTCCTAATTATGCTGCTGTGACAACATCAAATATATCAGATTTTGATATTTCTGGCTATAAAGAAATAATTCCTAATTCGATATAATATTATTATAAACTTCCACGGAAACTTTTCATTACAATTTTGTAAGGGATTATCCCAGTGGGAGGACTACTTCCTGAAGTCTACAGATACAAAATAAAAGGAAGTAATATTTTTAAGGCTGTGATACCCAAATATGAAAATGATTATCCACGTATAGAATTTTATAGCAGTGGATATGGGGCTATCACTAATGCTGTTATTGGTAAAGTTACACGATCACGACATTCTATTGGAATAAAGACAGCTATTGCCATATTTTATAAAATTAATACCGATGAAGCTATAACAGTATATTTTAAGCCAGTAGGAGGAAGCATAGTAATATATTCCAAATATCCTCTTGAAGTTAGTAATAATATACCTGAAGATGCAACAGAAATTACTGAATAATCAACACAGACATTTTGCGAATGGGAGGCTGTCAGCCTCCCTATAATATATTAACCTTAATTCCGCAACACTATTACAAATATAACTTTTTAAGTACCTGAGCAACAAAAAGTTGCTCAGGATTTTGCCATGTCAGATTTTT